GCGAATACCGAGATTTTTTGGTTTTATCCTAAAAATGATACAGAGGTTAGTGCCTACGTTAGCTATAACTATGAAGAAGGTCATTGGGCAGTAGGATCATTAGCTCGTAGCGGAGCCAATCCAGCAGGGATATTCGCACGGCCCATTTGTTTTGATACATCAGGGTATGTGTACGAGCAGGAAATTGGCGGTGTATACGAGGACGAAGGTGATACTGCTATTGTGCCATTTGCACAGTCGGGTCCGATAGAGCTTGGAGATGGAGACAGGCTGGTTTCAGCGACAAAGTATATTCCTGATATTACTAGCACAGGAGATGGAACACTGACTTTTAGCTATCAAATGTATCCGACATCTACGGCTAGTACGACATCTTCAATTACATTATCTGAGCCGACATCGATCCGTTTTCAAGGCAGACAGTTTACTATGAAAGTTACAAGTGCTTCAGCCGCAAGCTGGAACTTGGGAGTGCCGAGAATTCAAATGCAAGCTACGAGTAGACGATGAGTACAGTAACTGGTGCGGCAGGTAACGCTAGGCTGAATTTATTAAGGCCTGGTAAAGAATATAATCAAAAAGATGAAGAGGATCGCAACCTATCGCTAGAAACAGCAGACAAGGCTAACTTTAAGAAATTTGAAGATGTAGATTTGTCTAACAACGAGCGATTAATACTCATAAGTCCTGATGGGACTCGTTATGAGGTTAAGGTGGCGAATGGTGGTGCATTGAGTACATCGTCTGTACCTAACCCAAGGCTATAATGAAGATAACAAGTGTTTCTGGAGATAGTGGAACTTCTGCAAAATATAAAGGAACAGTCAGCATTAAATGGACAATAATCTATAAAGAAGGTGGCAACTAATGTGGGGACAAATCGCAGCTTTCGCAGCACCAAAAGTTTTAAACTTCCTTAAAGGAAAAGGGAAGGAGAAAATAATGGGTGCTGTGAATAACAGGCTCCAAGGCGGTGGTGGTGGTGGTTCTAGCTTTGGTGTAGATCAAAGTGCTGGCGGTGGCGTGGATTATGGATCAGGCAACGCTAGGTATACCGCAAGTACGACTATGGACCCTAACAGCTTGGCAATCCAGCAAGAGGCACTAAACAAACTTAGAGGAATGGGTGGCAACTTAGAAGGAAACCTAGCAGCCGCAGACGCTGAAGCCGAAAGACTTAGAGCGATAGCAATAGACGAGAATGTTAAACGTGGTTCTTATGCACAAGGTGCTACGAGGGGTCAATACACGGAAAATCAAGTTAATACTGATCTGATAAATACTAGAGCAGGGATCAGGAATGCTGATCAGGCCCAACAGTTACAAATAGGCCAGGCGATGGGACAGATAGGAGCGCAGGGTCAAGGAACGGTAGATTATGGCCGAGAAACTAGTAATTTGGAAAAATTTGGTGGTGCTTTAACCACTGGCTTGGGGCTGTATAATCAGTTGAGTCCAGAGCAAGGCTTGTTGGATAGACTTGGATTGACCCGTGGTGAAGAAGATAAAGAGAAGATTGATACCGTTGGGGGGATGAACAAGGAATTTATGCCAAGTCTAGGAAATCGCACTTCAATGGGACAAACATTTAACAATCAGCTATCAGGTGGTGGAACTTCAATGGGACAAGCTTTCGGTAGGGGTTTAACCGAGAGGCGTTTGCCCAGAACATCAGCTAGAAAAGGGTTCAACTTTATGGGTAAACCTGAAAACCAATTTCGTCTTGGTGGGTGGGGATAAGATGGCTCTAAATATAGCGGACGCAATGGGGCGTTTATTACGCAACAATTTAGGTGCAAAGAGGCCTATGAATGCACCTGCTATGCGTACCCCAGATCCAGTACCCACTTGGGCTAAAGCAAAGTATACCCAGGAAACGTGGGATGGAATGAGTACTGCTCAAAAGAGTAGTGCATATGAAAGTCATATGCAGCAGGACCAGTTGGCCTGGGGAGGTCCAAACCGTCAGTTCGATCCAGTCGCACATGAAAGAATGAGACAATTTAATGACCCACGCTTGGTAGGAGGATTTCAGGAGAATTTTGCACAGCTTCCAAATGCGGATTCACTCCGAAATGTTCAGAATGTTGGGGGTGATGCAAATCGAGATGTTACAGTGGGAATAAATCGCCCGATAACACAGATACCTCCTGCTGGGGTGTCAGTTTCGGATACTACAACTCCTCCTCCTCCAATAACTACAAGAGATGTAGAGCGACAGCTTAATACAGATTCTATTCCCCCCCAGCCTGTTCCTACATGGGCATCAGAAACATTTGGATTCACTCAAGATAACTGGAACCAAATGAGATCATCTGACAAAAATGCACTGTACCAAAAATATACTTTGTTGGTTGAGAATCGAGAAGTACCCCCTGCTGTATCTAATAATGACTCTGTCACAGCCCCACCACGGGTAGACACATCAATACCTACACCTGCTGCACCTTTGCAAAAAGGAGACTCAGGATATGAGTGGGATGCTGTAAATGATCGCAGAGCAGACCCAGTTGCTCCAGTACTTTTACCTTCTGCTGTAAATATTGACGCTGATCCAGTGACCCCTGGAAACAGAGGCTTATCAGGAGGATACACTACTCTACGAAGAGATTTACTTATTCCACCTACTGAGGAATTTGAGAATCAGAGTGCCTCACAACGAGTGATGGACACAGTACCCCCGCTTGCGCCAGGAGAGAGGCAGGAACATCTGGATACTGGGGTGACCCCATATCCATCAGACACTGCATTCACAGCTCAAGACATTCAACACGCCCAACCTGACTCAGCAACAGTTACGCCAGAAACAACAGTCGATGAACCCCTAAACGCCCAAAAATGGCTGTTGGAAAATTGGGGAATAGATCCATCTGAAACGGGACTACTTGATGATCGGTTTGCTTTGAAGAGTTCTGATGAAAGAATGGAAGCGGTGGGAATATCTCCTGGTGAGACGATTCCAGGTGGTCCATTTGCCCGTACACAGATGCAAATACTACCAGGAATGTCTGAAGACCTGTGGAATAAATTGACAGCACCTATTGCGTATGGTCAGGGTCAAACACCCATTTCTCAGGCCATTAGTCTTCTTGAAGCAATCTACGATCCACTTCCTATGGGACGTAGACTTGAAATAGAGGGTTTGTCCACTTATGCAATAGATTTAATGAAAGCACAAGGAGCGACACAGGAAGAGATTGACAAGGCAAAAGCAGAATTTAGGGCCACAGGAAAGAGCAGAAAAAAACAGGAACAGATAGACCAATACATGGCACTAGATGACAATGTCCGTGCTTTGGTAGAAGGCCGATGGCGGCCAGGTGTGGAAAATTTTGATTTAGTGTTAGAAGCTGATGCTCATATGGATGACCCCACTTGGAGGACATTGGGCGCTGAATCACAATTGCCACCCGAAGAAACAGTGGAAGAAGTCGTACAAGCTCCTGCTACTACTGGTTTAACTCCACGGCAACAAATGTTACAGGAATTGGAGAAACCACTAGAAGCTAAAAGAAGGGGACCACCACAGTCACCAATAGCTTTTCCACCTGAACCCCTACCTAAAATAGACTTTAGTAGGGATGAAGTCAGACCAGAAGAAATACGGCCATTGACAAAAGTGGAACGTGCTGCGGCAGCCGTAGACAGTCTATTGCAAAAGCCAGGAATGGCAAAGGGTATGCTACAGTTAGGTACTAGCTTACTTCAAGGAGAAGGTGCAGGTGTAGGACTAGAAGAGCTTAGTGGTGAAATAACTTCTGCGAATGACGTTATACGAGAACAAGAGCAACTAGCGGAAGAAGAAGCAAAAGCTCAAGGAAAAAGAGAAGCCTTTGGAGGCCTACTACAGGAAATCGTAGAAGGGCCACCTGAAGGAGTCGATCCGCAGAAATGGCAAGGCCTCCTTCTTAGCGAGGCAACTGAGATAGGAGGGGTAGAAGGTGCTAAAGTTGTTCAAGAATTTTTCCCGACATCCCCAGATGCAGTAGAGGCAGATTGGGAGCTTGATGACGAAATAGGATGGTATGATGTGAATGGCACTAAATCGTATGGTCGATGGATGCTTAATACAAATTCGGCTACTGGAGATCGTAGATTCATACCTATGTCGCAACCTACTGGTGATGGTTCAGGTTCAGGAAGCAACAAAATGGATCTGACTTTTTCAGCAGTGGAAGCCGCTGACGCTATTAGACCTTATTGGTTTGCTATGGCTGGCTTGGAGCATGACGAGTCAGGAAATTTAGTGGACGTTGGCTGGAAAGACGAACTTATAACTAACTATATGGGCAATTTAGGACGGCAAGCAGGTGACGATACTCCAGGACTATGGACTTCTATGTTCCATGAATGGGTGCAAAGCTCATTAGTGGGCAACAGCGAACAGGCGCAAGCTATGAGGGCTGGTTCGACTCTGGCATTACAGGCTATCAATCCAATAGTCAGAGCATTGTCGGGAGCGCAAATGACCAATAAGGAAGCTATGAGATACTTCGGTGCTGTAATTCCGACATTAGCAGATGATGAAAGAGTTGCTAGAATGAAATATCGAGGTTTGACGAATCTTCTAATGGGAATGTCTCAAGGCAATAAAGAAATGCTGGCATTAGCAACCAACCTTAATGCTGGAGCAGATTGGGATAGTATGTCTCATATGGAAAGACAGGCTCTTGGTGATAGCATGGAAGGTGCAGTACTAGCAGCAGCAAATTACGATTTAGGCTTAGATTACAGCTTGGGTAGGCCTGTGATGTCAAAAGAAGAAAAGAAAACAAATGTATTTCAAAGGCTCACTGACCGATATCTAAGCGGTGGATAATAACAATGGCTGAAATAAATCCAGACAATGAGTTTCAGGAGCTTCTTGATCTTTATGATCAGATCATAGCCTCTGGTGCGCCCGAAGAGGAAGTTGAAGCAGCGTTTTTACAGGAAGCTTCCCAGGGCGGTCTTGGTAGCTTTAATAGCATGGATGAGCTACGAAGAGCAGGAATGTCTGCATACCAAGTAGGTACAGGTGTGGGTTCACAGTTGGCGGCAGGAGCCGAAAGTTTCGCACAAGATGCCTTGTTTGGATTCACTGATGAACTAGCAGGAGCAGTCACAGGATTGCTCCCAGGCGGTATGGATCGTGAAGAAGGCACAGAAGCGTATCGGGCTAGGTTGCAAGGCCAACGAGAACAATTCCCCAAAACTACTTTTGGTGGCAGTCTAGCAGGAATGCTGTACGGAGGCGGTAAATTTGTTAAAGGAGCTAAGCAATTTCCTGGGATCGGAAAGACTATCCGCAGGGGTGTAGACGAAAGAACGCTTTTACCACGATTGCCAGGATTGTCTAAAGATCCAAGGCTAGGCGGCATACTGACAGACGTACCTCTGATGGCAGCGGATCTTGGTCTTTATAACGTAGGTAAAACCGAAGGATCACTTCCAGAAAGGCTGGAGTCTACTGCTAAATCCGCACAAGGATTGTTAGACCAATATGGAGCAGGACCAGTTGCACTGGGAAGTGCGGCTCTTTCGACAGCAACCCGTAGGCTACCTCTACTGGGTGGTGCTAGGAAAGGCTTGGTAGGCACACCTGATGAGGGCGTAGTAGTTGCTAGAAGGTTAGACGAGCTACTAGAAAGCCCCGATATTATCGGTAGAAGTAGAAGGATGACAGATGGTGCTTTTGATGAGGTGGACAACTTCTTTAAACCTGAAAATTTTGATGTATTAAGCAAGGGTAGCTTTAGTAAAACCACAGGTAAATTTATACCAAAAAGTGGAACAGCAGTTCAGAGGGAACAATTAGAGGCTGTTGAGGAGCTTTCTGATTGGATGCTTGCGAATAGGATAAATATAGAAGATGTATGGCAAAAAGGAAGTCGGGGAGCTTCTATTAAAAGAATATTGGCACAACTAGATGCCAGAAGCTCTATCCGTCAGGGTGCGTCACCAACGCTGCCAATGCCGAAAGGCAGGGCAAAACTGGAAAGGCTAACAAAAGAACTTGATGCTCTTGAATCGCTACCCGCAATTGTAAAACGCTCAGTGAACCCAAATTTAGGATTCATAAAAATCAAGCCTCCACAGGGTTATCCAAAACGTTTCATACAAGAGGATGGTACGATTTGGGCAACCAGGGACGGCAAACCGCTGTACAGCCAGCGTAAGGTGCAATTTGATGATATGGATGCCGAAAGAAAAGTATGGGATACATGGAATGACAAAAAAAAGGGAGACTTACAAAGGGTAGAAAAAGAAATTGATGCACTTCCTAAATTAGAACGTACCGATTGGGGTTGGACCGATGCAGCCAAGAAGCAGGACTCAAAGATAGAACAAGCCTTGAAAGAAGCTGATGACGCTTACAATGCCACCACCACCAAACGGCAGAAGGAGATTGACGGCCTAGACAATGAGGTTAGTGCTACTAATGCAGAGATGAGCAGAATACAGAAAGAAGCTGATGACGCATGGGCGGCTAACTATCAAAAGGTATACGAGCCAACGCTGTTCAGCCCAGATGATGTGACTGAACTTCGTAATGCATTTAAAGCTAGGAATATGGACAAGCAAGTAGACAGATTGGGTGGTCACATGGAAGCCGCATACAGCAACATGACAACAAGAGCAGGAGTTACACCTGCAAAAGGTGCTTTTGCGACTGCAAATAGACAATTCGCATTAGGCTCACAATTAGAGCAAGCCTACGACATGGGCTTCAGCCTGAAAGGCGGCAGTTTGGGAGTAGCCGCTGGAGATGCTGGCAATATTGCATTCAAGGCGAAAGATGTAATGACTCCAGATGGGCTAAGACGCATCTTAGATCAAATAGCATCAAGTCCTTTAGGAAAAGATAATGCAAAAGAATTACAGGAAGCATTCCTTCAGGGTGTATGGCAAAGAAATGTGATCGGTGAATTAAGGGCGAGTAACAGGCCTGAAATATTCAACGTAATGCAACGTAGCACCAAAGAAGGCCAAGAATTCTTGAGACTCTTCTTCCCCGAAGGCAGAGCAGGGCAACGAGCATTTGAGCAAGCAAGATTAGTGATTATAGACAATGTACCTCCAGCTATGAAGTTGAATCTGTTACAAAGAATTACGGGTGCTATTATGTCAGGAGCAGCGCACAGATTTGGAGGTAAAGCTGTAGGATGATAAGAGACATATTAGTAGACGAAAAAGGTAAGTTGTCCGCAGCACGGACTTTACTGGTGGGATGCCTCGTTTTTACGGGAGCATTAATCGTATGTGATTCGGCTTTATGGTTCCAGGTAGAAAATGCAGTCTACGCATTATTGGGTACGATATTCACTGGCTTATTGATGTGGACCGCTGGACCCAGGATCGCAGAATATCTAGGCCCACAAGTAGGAGCAGTAGCAAAGGGAATCGGATCAGCAATCAGGGAACCACGCAGACCCAAGCTGAAAGACAATGACAGAGGATTTGCAGATGGTGGAGAGAAATGAATGGGTGGAACTATGCCAAGCTTTTCTGGATAAGAATGGCGTAAAGCATTTTTCGCCACTTGAAATAGCAGATGTAGGCAGGGAAGCAAATGGCTACTGCCTGGAGGCTCCTGCATTATCCAAACTCAAGAACGCACTCCCACTGATACGAGTTCTTGAATGGCTCAGAGAGTATGATATAACTGCCCCCGTACTGATCAATTCATGGTATCGTGATCGCAATTATAACAGGTCTATTGGTGGGGTGTCTCGCAGTATGCACTTAACACTAGGGGCTTGCGATATAGTAAAGATAGGTTTCACGCCAAGACAAGTTGCATTAGCTTTACAGATGCACCCACAATCAAGAACTTTCGGCATTGGACGTTATGACAACTTCACTCACCTGGATGTCAGGGGACAGCTTGGGATGACGGCACCTGCACGATGGTAAGGATTACACCGACAACTGTCATGGCTGTCGTAGTCGTGATCCTCCTGGGTCTGGCTATGCAGTTTTCCATGAGGGCAAAATATTACAGTGGTATTGCCGACTCCCATGCAGAACAATTAGAAGTCCAGGCTGTCGAACTGGACGAGGCTAAATCTATAGCCGATTCGATCCAGTCCCGACTTGATTCTGTCGAAATAGAATACTGGGAAGAAGTGAGGTACAGAGAGGTTGTCCTTGATTCCCTAGTAAGTGATAGAGAAGAGTCACGAAGTGCCTTAGAATCGACTACAGAGACTCTCAGGGCTAGTCTAGGAGACTCAGCACAGGTCCAACTAGACGAGGTGGTTGAAGGATACGAATTTCAGATTGCTTCACTGGAGACTTCACTAGAAGTGCAACGTGAAATTTCGGCTTCTCAGGCACTTCGTTCACAGACCCAGAATACGATGATTGTCAGCCTCCGAAATGTAGTTACAGAATACGAAGATAAAACCAGAGTACAGCAATTAGAGATCGAAGCCCTCAGGAGTTCTATGACTCCATCGTTTGGATTAAGAATCAAGGCTGACTGGTGGCTGGCTGTAGCAGGGTTGGGGGTAGGATATGCCCTCTGGGGCGAGTGATGAAAGCGATCATCCACATCAACCAGCACAAGATCCGAAGCAACGCCAAGACTGGAGAGAGAGAACCTGTGATTACGGTAAAAACGTATAAATCCAACGAGTACGCTAAAAGCGTAAAGATAAGTGGCCCCAGTAGAGTAGTGTATTCTCCTGATAAGCCTCTGTCGTGTGGTGCGAAAGTTTGGATAGAAACCGATTATGAGGATGTAGAGCTATGTCTACTGTCATAGCGATTGCGAGTGATTTGCATTGTGGATCGACAATCGGGTTGTGTCCCGATACAGGTATTGAGTTAGATGACGGTGGCTGGTATGAACCGTCTAATGCCCAGAAATGGTTATGGGAAGAATGGCAGAATCATTGGGACACTGTTAAGAGCTTAGCCCGAAGGAACACCCTGCACTTAGTTTTGAATGGCGATTTAATTGATGGGGATCATCATTCTACGCCACAGATTGCTAGTCCATTGACAGGCATCCATATACGCACAGCAATGGAATGTCTGGGAGTGCCGTTAGCTCTCAAGC